CATCAAGGAAAAACAGCTCTTCAAGCCATAACGTCCGAGCAGCCATTGCCTGTACGTCTTCCGCTCCAGGCTTAGCGGCGATCATCGGGTCAGGGCGTTTCATCGTTCAGCAGACATAGAAAGAAGCGCCCATCCCGTAACGAGAAAGGCGCCAACAACAACTCCAGCAAGGAAAATCACCAAGGCGTGCCAGTGCCAGTGGTAGGAGTGCGCTTCTCAGTCAGCTGTGCATCCAAAGCAGCATGGATCTCAGCAACCTTGTCCGCTCCACCAAGCGCAGCTTGCACCCAAGACACAGCTTGAGCTTCAGTCACTGCGTCGTAGGCAATCATGTCCTCAGCATCAGGCGCTTCAAGACCGATTGAGCCGTACGCACCAGCGGAATACACACCGTCTTCAGTGACAGCGGAAACCGTGTAGTGGAGCGTGGTGATGACGCCAGTTTCGAGAGTACGGTCGCATTGCCCGACTTTCCAGGTGTAGGTGTTAGCCATGATCGGAGAAGCTCAGAATTAGTGTAAACGTGGTCAAGATGGTTTGGTAGGCCAAGTAATCGACCCAGGGAAACCCTCTTGTGAGCTGATGTCACGCAGCCCTTGGCGATACGTTTTCCATTCCGTTTTCTTAGCCGTCGTCAACGGGCTATCAGGAAGAATCGTCCAATCGGATTCAGACAAAAGTGCATCACGTTTGCCGCGTGCGACCATCCTTTCTTCGGCTGCAACTCGCTCAGTGTCTAGAGGAGCAATGTCTGCAGCATGTTCATTGACAAGCTGTGCATAAACAGCACGCCCGTAACTTTCGGGGTCATTTACGTTTGCCGTAAATGGAATCCAGCCCCACTCAGAATGCTGGATTTCACAATTAACGGCACCCTCTCCAACGTGTTGGAGGTTGCGGACGATGTACTTGCCGCTTTCGTCTTTTATGAATTTGTCTTCCATGATCAAGAAATTCGCACCCACAATGTAGCTGCACCGTCAATGTCAGTAGCACCGTCCTCCTCTTGATATCCCATACGCCTCCAGGTCCCAGAAGGTGAAGAATCACCTGATCGATAGGTGCCGGCGGCATCAGTGAATTTCAGTTCACTGCCAGATCTAGTCGCGCCTGCAGATCCCTTATTACTTGCGTTATGGCAAAACGCGTATGTTCCAACGGCACCGAGGTCAGTTGAAGCGCCACCACCGCTTGCGTCTTGCCATGTTGGTGAATCATTGCCGTTGCTGGTTAAGACTTGACCGCTAGTGCCGTAATTTGATGCACCTTCGATAGCCCACGCACCAGTTGATGTAATCCGCAGCCGCTCCGTCGGATTAGACGTACCATCCGCAGTGGTGGAAAATACGAGGCGGCCTGGGTAATCACTACTGCCCCAAGTACCATCGGCGTCTGCTTGAATATAAGCAGCAGGGCTAGAAGCGTTATCAGCGAAGATAAACCTGCCTAGAACAGAGCCACTAGCAGGATTTGTTTGTCCTCTTTGGAAATGAATATCAGTATTAACTGCCGCATTATCGCTTCTGCCTTGGAAAATTGCCCTACTGTTTACGGAAGCACTACTCGTCCCCACCAACACCCGCCCCGAGCTGTCGATAAGCATCCGCGTTGCAGATGCTGTTCCAATGGCAAGTTCTCTAGAACTTTGATTGTATTGCAGGTACCCATCATATTCACCAGAACCTGACGTAGCATCACTAAAATAAAGCGCACCGTAACTGGTGGTGCCTGATCGAATTGTTATTCCGCAGCCGCCGCTATTTGCAATAGTCAAATCATCAGCGCCTGAATCACCTTCAGTCGTCGTGCCCAGAAGCATCCGCCCCGAGCTGTCGATGCGCGCCCGCTCACTACCGGCAGTAGCAAAACTCATAGAATCAGAGGAGTGGTCATAAATTAAATAACCACGGCCAACAGTTGTATCGCTAAAAAACAACCGCGATATATCAGTTGTGCCAGCAGTAATGTTTACAGTGGTCGTATCACTTGATGCAACGTCGAGTTCAAAAGCTGGATTGCTTTCTCCAATGCCAACGTTGCCAGAGCTATCGATGCGAATTAGCTCGCCAGAACTGTTGTTAAACCTGTAATCATTTCTGCACTTGAGAGAAGCAGTTCCAGTTGGATCTTTAAATTCAACAGTTACTTCTGTGTCGCTACTTTCAAATCGAGCAACTTCGTTTGTTGCTCCTGAATTGACATGTAATATCCTAGATGGAGACGTGGTGCCGATGCCAACGTTGCCCGAGCTGTTGATCGTGACTAAATCGTTTGTCCCTGGGGCACTGCTGTTTTGGGAAATACGAAGGGTATTATCAGTATTATCTCTTCCGATCGTGTAGGAAGGAGTAGCGCCACCAGCATTGACAAATGCCAAAATGCTGTCTGTGCCATCAAGTTTTAGCGTTGTGCTCGCTGAAGATTTTACAGTGACATTACTTGAACCACTGGGGCGTTGAAAGAGTGCAATCTGCGCTGCATTTTGAGAAACATGTAATGGAGCACTAGGCGACGAGGTGCCGATTCCCACGTTCCCACTTGAGTCGATCCTGAGTCGCTCATTATTGCCGTTTGTATTAAACGACATATAGTCAGAAGTTTGATCGTACGCAATCTGACCTTTATACGCTCCAGTGTCTGAAGAGCTAGTGCTATCTGTAAATACGATTCTGCTATCACCGTCTGTGGCAGACCTAAGCTCAAGCGCCGTAGTGCCACTAGAAGTTGCGATAGAAAGACGCCTGTTAGTAAAAGCACCTGCAGTCGTCGTCCCAATCAGCACCCGGCCGCTTGAGTCGATGCGCATCCGCTCGCCGTCGTTGGTCTTAAATCGGATATTGTTTGAATAACGTGTGTTAATTGAAAGATCTTGGGACCCGTAGCTATAAATGTTTGTTAGGCTGTTTTGATCAACAAACCGAAGATCATACGTTGAACCATTTACTAACTTAAGTGCATTGCTTGATGCAGACTCAATGTTATAGGTGCCGCTAGTCGTACCAACCAACAACCGCCCCGAGCTATCAACAACAACGCGCTGCGTGCCGCCAGTTGTGATCGAAACCTCATCAGCCGCACTGAAGTACAGACCAGTGTTCGTATCTGTGCCGCTGTAAAAGCT